CTATACAATTCATCTCCGGAGCCATTTCACATGGGATTTTTTATGATGAGTGATGTTGATAGGATCAAAAGGACAAAAGAATACAGATCCATAAGGACATCCCTTATTGATCAGCTGGAGAGGTCCGGCAATGACCTGCCACACTTCCTCAATATGGTGGAGGATTACATGAGCATGTATGTCACCAAAGAGCTGTGCAAGGCAGACATTGCAGACCGTGGTATCAGTGTCACCAGCATAGGATCAACCGGACAGCTGGTCACAAAGAAGAATGACTCAGCTGATCTGCTCCTGAAGACTAACCAGCAGATGATCAAGCTCCTGGACATGTTAGGTATAAAGCCTGATGCTGGTCTTGGTGCGGAAGATGAAGAGATGTGATCTTCCTCCGGAGGTAAGGGAATGGATAGACATTGTAGAGAATGGCACCTACCAGTGTTGTGAGGAGCAGCATCTGCTGGTGGAGCATGTGCAGAAGTGTTTTGAGACTCAGGACATCTACATTGACCTGGATCAGCTGCACAACTATATGAAGATCTGCAAGACATACCTCCCTTTTGAATTGTTTCCCTGGCAGAAGTTTGCCATAGCACTACATGACTGCACCTACTGGAGAGGATCCGGACAGGTGAGATGGCCGGATCTGTTCTGCATGTTAGGCAGAGGAGCCGGTAAGGATGGCACTATTGCCACTGAGGCCATGTGCCTGACATCTCCATACAATGGAATCAGAGAGTATGATGTGGACATCTGTGCTAATAATGAGGAGCAGGCAGTCAGGCCGGCACAGGACCTGATAGGATTTTTTGAGGAGCCTGCGGTCATCAAGAAGATCAAGAAGTTCTACCACTGGACCAAAGAGCGGATCATCTGCACAAGGACCAGATCTGTGATCAAAGGAAGGACTAACAGTCCTAAAGGAAAAGATGGTCTCCGGTCCGGCATAGTGATCTTCAATGAGATTCATCAGTATCAGAACTATGACAACATTAATGTGTTCACCACTGGTCTTGGTAAGAAGAAGCATCCCAGGAGGAGCTACTACACCACCAATGGTGAAGTCAGAGAAGGTCCGCTGGATGATCTGCTGAATGAAGCGGAAGACATCCTGAGGTCCGGATCCGATGATAACGGACTGCTGCCATTTATATGCAAACTTGATGCCAAGGAAGAGGTGGATGATGAGGCCAACTGGACCAAATCCAATCCATCTCTTCCGTACCTCCCTAATCTGCTCCTGGAGATCCGGAAGGAGTACAGAGAGTGGAAGAAGAATCCGGACAGGTTGCCTGCTTTCATGAGCAAGCGGATGAATCTTCCGGAGTCTTCCAAAGAGACTGCAGTGGCTGACTGGGACTCCATAGCAGCCACTAATCAGGAGGTCCCGGATCTCAAAGGATGGAATTGCAGTGTGGGTATTGACTACTCCAAGACAACAGACTGGATGGCCGTCAATTTTCACTTCAAGAATGGTGATCAGAGGTATGACATCAATAAGGCATGGATCTGCAGAGACAGCAGGGACATTCCGAGACTGAAATGTCCCTGGAAGGAATGGATCCGGATCGGCCTCCTGGAGATGGTGGATGATGTGGAGATCCATCCATCTGTTGTGGCTGACTACATCCAGGAGATGGGAAGGAAGTACAACATCGGTATGGTGGCCATTGACTCATACAGGTACTCACTGCTGTCTGATGCACTGTCCAAGGTAGGTATCAGCAAGGAGCAGAAGAATCTCATGCTGGTGAAGCAGACTGACATCATCAAAGTGGTGCCGGTGATAGACCACTGCTTCCTCAACCGTTACTTCCACTGGGGTGACAATCCAATGCTCCGGTGGTCCACCAATAACACAAAGACAATCAGATATGGCAGAGATGTGGGAGCCGATAAAGGCTCCTTTGTTTATGCCAAAATTGAAGGAAAGAGCAGAAAAACAGATCCATTCATGGCGCTGGTGGCCAGTATGGTGGCTGAATCTGCTATAAAAGAACGGCCAAAGATAACTAAGGTTAATGTCATTGCATTCTAAGGAGGTGATTGAATGGCATGGATCAATGACTTCCTGGAAAAGCTATTCCCTGTTAAAGAAAAATATGGACCGGATGCATCATCTGTGGTGATAGACATTCCTGCAGAGCTGTACTACAAGGAGCTGGCCATCTATACTGCATCATCCCTGATCAGCAATGCCATCAGCAGGTCTGAGATGAGAGTCTTCCAGAAGGGAGTGCCGGTCAAGAATCGTGACTACTATCTGTTGAATGTCTCTCCAAACAGGAATGAGACATCATCAGTCTTCTGGCACAAGGTGATCAACAGGGTGATCAGAAACGGTGAAGCACTGGTGGTAGAGGCCGGTGGATATTTGTACTGTGCTGACTCCTACACCAGAGCTTATGAGAGACCTATCCTGGGTGACATCTATGAGATGGTGGCTGTAGGTAATTTTACCTTTGAAAAGAGGTTCACGCAGGATGACAGCTATCTTTTCCGGTTGGATAACATCAATGTTAGACAGCTCATAGATGGCATGTATACAGAGTACGGCAAGATCCTGTCATCCGCTTCCAAAGCACTGAAGCAGTCCAATGGTCAGAAGTACAAGCTCCATATTGACGGTGTGAAAGCCGGTGATACGGAATTCAATACCGAGTTTGAAAACTTTATTAAGAAACAGCTGAAGACCTATATGGAGTCTGACAATGCTGTCTACCCTGAATTTGATGGCTACAAACTGGAAGCGGATCCCACATACGGATCCGGAAAGAGTGGATCTGCTGCAGATTTCGTAGCTCTGAAAAAAGAGCTGTTTTCTTCCGTAGCAGGTGCCTTCCATATCCCGGAGAGCATGATGACCGGAAACATCACGAACATGGCTGACATCATAGGATCCTTCCTTACCTTTGGTGCTGATCCTTATGCAGACATGATCACTGAAGCTCTCAACAAGGAAGCCGGTCCGGATAACTACATGGCCGGCAATTATTACCAGGTGGACACCAGCAGGATCATGCACAGAGATGCATTTGACGTGGCTGCTGATGTCTCCAATCTTATTTCGTCTGGTGTGAAGTGCATTGATGAGGTCAGGGAGATGCTGGGTGATGCTCCACTCAACACAGACTGGTCCAAGAAGCATTTCATTACTAAGAACTTTGAGGAAATTGAAAGATTCCTGACATCAACTGAGAAAGGAGGTGAATGACGGTGAGACGGCAGACATTTTATCAGATCGCCACAAAAGACAGAACAGCGGACATCATGATCTATGGTGACATTACTAGCATGGCCACTGCTCTGAGGAGATGGTACGGAGACGATGAGAATGTTGCTGAGGTTGACTCCTTCCAGATCACTAAGGAGATCAACGGCCTGGATGTGGACACCATCAATGTGTTCATCAATTCCTATGGTGGGGAAGTTGCGGAAGCCCTTGCTATCTACTCTGCACTTAAACGTCATTCGGCATCAGTGCACACGTATTGTGATGGTTTTGCATGCAGCGCAGCCACTATCATCTTCTGTGCAGGTGATGTCCGGACCATGGGATCCATTGCCCTGCTGATGATCCACAACTGCATGTCTTATATTGGTTATGCCAATTCGGAAGAGATGCGGAAGGCAGCGGAAGACAATGACAAGATCAACCAGAGCAGCATCAATGCCTATCTGGCAGTGACCAGTCTCTCTGAGGAGAAGATCACAGAGCTGATGGACAACGCCACATGGCTGACTGCCAAGGAAGCTCTTGACTATGGTTTTGCCACAGAGATCGCTGATCAGGAAGAAGACGGTGCTGCACAGCAGTCCGCATTCGGAATGATCCGTGAAGCTGTGCTGACCACACAGGGCAGGACAGCTGGTCCGGTGGTAGATCTGAATGAAGTTATGCAGAAGTTGGCAGAGCTTGGCACCAAGATTGATGCCCTGCAGAAGCCTGAAGTCCCGGATCCGGAAGAGGATCCTGAGGAAAATGTCCCTGAAAATACAGCCAGGGCAAGAGCAGTGAGATTTTTCAGTTTTTTGGCTAAGGAGGATTGAGAAAATGCTGAGAAAGAATTCTATGATTACAGAAGCTACAGCAGCCCTTCAGGCTGCATTTAATGCGGAAGACACCACACCTGAAGTCATGCAGGGTGCGTTTGAGCAGTTCGCCCAGGCAATCGCTGCAACTGTTCAGGCTGACTTTGAATCCGCAAACGGTGACAGAAACATCCTTGCACAGCGTGGCTTCCGTCAGCTGACCGCTGAGGAAAACAAGTACTACCAGGCACTCATTGAGGCCGGCAAGAGCAAGAATCCTGTACAGACCTATGCAGGCCTGCTCAGTGATAAGGTGATGCCCACCACGATCATTGAGGATGTCTACAAGGATCTCCTTGCAGAGCATCCGCTGCTTGCAAAGATCAACTTCCAGTCCGTGCAGTATCTGACCAGATGGATCCTTAATGATCATTCCGTCCAGACTGCAGCATGGGGAGCTGTTAACAGCCAGATCGCTCAGCAGATCACATCTGCATTCCGCACTGTAGAGATCACACAGTGCAAGCTGTCCGCATATGCGGTCATTGAAAAGGACATGCTGGATCTTGGTCCTGCATTCCTTGACAACTATATCCGTACATTCCTGAAGGAAGCACTTGCAGTGGCACTGGAAGATGCCATTGTTACCGGCAACGGTCTGAACATGCCTATCGGCCTTGACCGTGACATCCATCAGGGTGTGTCCGTCAGCTCTTCCACAGGCTATCCTCAGAAGACTGCAGTGGCACTCACATCCTTCATGCCTAAGGAATACGGTGAGATCCTGGCAGAGCTGTGTGAGACAGAAGTGTATTACACTGCTGATGCTACCGGTGTTATCACTCCTGCATCCACTGCTGCCAATTCTGATGGATCTCCTAAGTCCGGTTACACCAAGCACGGTGGAGCTATGAGATCCTTTGATGAGGTCACTCTGATCTGCAACATGAAGGACTATCTGAGCAAGGTCATGCCGGCTACTACTGTTCTCAATGCAGCAGGATCCTTCACCAACAACATCTTCCCCTTCCCTACGGATGTGGTCAGATCCAACAGAGTTCCCACCGGCAAGGCTATCCTTTGCCTGCCTGAGGAATACTTCTTTGGTATCGGCTCTTCTAAGGAAGGCACACTTGAGTATTCCGATGACTACCACTTCCTTGAAGATCAGAGAGTCTTCAAGATCAAGATGCACGGCTATGGTAAAGCGTGGGACAACACTGTTGCCATCCTGCTTGACATCTCTGAGCTGGTGGAGGCTTATGTCTACATCAAGGCTGCTGATGTCAATGTAGATCTTGGCGAATAATGAAAGGAGCTGACCATGGCAGACAGTGTAACAATGCTCTATTTGGTCAAGAGGCATCTGCACATCACATGGTCTGATGATGAAACGGATCAATTGCTTTTGGATAAGATGGCCAGTGCTGAGCTGGCCATCAATTATAAGCTGGGTGCAGAGTGTGACATCACAGTACCCGGACAGATCCAGCAGTTGTATCTGAATTACATGCTTTACTCATGGAATAACTGTCTGAATGAGTTTGACGAGGCCTATCGGGCTGAGATTCTGCAGATCAGGCATTATCATGAGGTCAATGAGGAGAAATATGATCCGGCACAATTTAAATCCAAGATTTTCAGTGTATAACCAGGGTGTTCTCCACATTGCTCAGATCAATACACAGGATACAGATTTTGGTGCTGCCACAAATGCCACCAAGATGTCTGATATGACCAAACTGGCAAAGCTGGACTATGAAGAAATGTCCAAGAGGGAGCGTGATATTAGCTTTGCGGAGGCCAGTGACCATTCACTGGACCTGAAGGTTAAAACAAGGTATCACGCAAGTGCAAAAGCACACAGACAGGTCCTGATCGGAAACATGCTGTATGACATCTTCCAGGTGGACGGTAGTCCGGTCACCGGGGAGATGTTTTTATATTTGGAGGAAGTGAGGGAGCTGGCAGATGGCTAATGCTATAAAGAGGATCCGGGAAACGCTGGAAGGCCTCTGTGCTGACACTGATGTTCCTATGGAAGGTGTATGGTACGGTGCCTGCAGGGCTAATAATCTGAAAGCATGGAACTATTTTGTGTTCAACCGGAGGAAGACAACCAAGGCAAGCAGCACAAACAGAGTGGACCTGCAGACCTTGTATGAGGTCCATATCATCCATGAGGATGCAGTCCCTGAAGGATATGTGCAGAAGGTCATTGATGCACTCCAGGCTCAATCTGAGCCGGGAACAAAGCTGAAGCTGACCGCTGATGACATTGAGTATAATTACACTTTCAAAGGATCCACTAATATGGTGGTGGAAGTGGCCACATTGACTTTCCTGCATCCTGAGAAGAGGAGCTGAATGTGGGAACCATTGATAACTTAATACCATCTAGGGGACAATGGGATGTTTTTGATGCCGGTGACATGCAGGAATTTAGTGAGATGATAGGTCAGTATGGAAATGCTGCCCAGAAGGTCATCAATGATGTTTTGCATGAAGAAGGGGCACAGGAGATCAAGAAGGAGATCACAAGACTGCTGCCGGCATCCGGAAGGAGCTGGAAAGGCAAAGGTGCTCCTGCAAGATCTGCTATGCCTGGCAGATTTGCTCAGGATAATGATCTACTGGCTGTCACCATTGCGGCCAGGGGAAAATATCACTACTTGTATTTTCCGGATGATGGTACAAACACAAAAAGGCATGCAGGTAATAAGAGATTCATGAAAAAGGGTGCTGAGAAGGCAACACCAAGGATCATTGATCTGTGCCTTGGTAAGTTAATAACATGAGGAGGATAGAATAATGGCAATTACATCCAATGATGTTTACAGCTATTTTGAAGCAGACCAGCTGGCCATCAAGGTAGCTGGTGATAATGCTTACACCAGAGATGACTGCATCGGATCTATTGAGGTGGAGAGGGAGACCAAGACGGTCACCAAGTCCTGCAGAGGTGTAGTCAAGAAAAGAAAAACCAAGCCCACTGGCAACGGCACCATCACACTGAAGATGCATATCAAGCTGGGTTTGTATCGCAGACTGAATGCAATGACCAATGAGGGTCTTCAGCCGGGTGTCTATGCGTTTGACAACACGGCATCTATGCCGGAGGCTGCTCTTACGGCCAGAGTCAAGGATGAGGATGATAACATCATGTTCCTTGGCTATCCGAGATGCAAAGTAGAGGAGATCAACAAGCTCTCCATCGAGAATGGAGCAGAGGAAGTAGCAGAAGTTGAGATGAAGCTGAGCTACATGCCTGATGACTACAACAAAGGTGAGTATCAGGCACTGGCAGATGAGCTGACCGGTGAGGTTCTGATCGCTGATAACTGGATGACTGAGTTCTCCAGTGAGACAGCACAGCTTTCGGCATAACTTATTGAGATCATTGATGCCATCCTTTATCCGGATGGCATCTTTTTTATTGGAGGGGAGAAGAATGGCTTTGAAACCTACATTTTATGATTTTTCGCTGAATGACGGACGAGTAGTACAGGTCACAAGGAACTTTGCAGGCCTCTATATGCTGAAGGCATATGATCCGGCACTGTATGAAAAATCACAGGCCTATAACCGGAAGGATAAATCAGCCAAGATAGATGACCTGGAGAATGCCGGTGTGATCTATGCAGCATATGTGACTGCCACACTTGTGAATAACAGCATCAAGAAGAGCAATGGATCTCCGGAGGATCCTATCATGGATGAGATTGAATTCTTCAGTCTGATGCCTAGTGACATGGTGACCATAGGAAACATCCTGAAGAAGCTCTTTGGTGAGGAGAAAAAAAAAGCGGATTCCAAGAAGCATTTCGTAAGGCAACAATTCGGAAAGTAGGGAATAAGACTAAGGTCCCGGATTTCCCACTGGAAGATATTGAAGACTACTATACCTACTACGTCCAGATTATGGAGATTCCGGAGGATGTCTTCTGGAGTGCTGAGATCCCATTCCTGGACAGGATCATAGATAACAAGGTGGCCTATGACGGGTGGGTGAGCAGTGTGATGGAAAAAGAGAGGGAAAAGATCCGTGGCAAGAAATGAAGCTAAAGTAAAATTCAGTGCTGATACAAGGGAGCTGACATCTCAGATCCAGTCCGCAAACAGTGCCATGAAGATGCTGAATGCTACCATGAAGCTGAATCAGGCAGAGTTTCGGAACAGCGGCGATCAGGCAGAATATCTGAGGAATAAGCAGAATATCCTGCAGGCAGAACTGGAAGCCAACAGGATCAAGCAGGAGGCCCTGACAGGTAAGCTGGAGGCCGCTAAGGCCATTTATGGTGAGAATAGTGCAGAAGTTCAGAACTGGACAACAAAGCTGGTACAGGCCAAGACAGAGCAGCAGAATCTGCAGACACAGCTGGATCAGTGCACTCAGGAGCTGGAGGAGCAGGCTAACGTAGAACAGCAGGCACGTACTCCTCTTGAACAGCTCAATACTAAGATCAGTGAGCAGAAGTCAGAGCTGGAGCGTCTGAAAACTGAATACAGGAATGTTGCACTGGAGCAGGGGACAGGATCTCAGGAAGCTCAGGAGCTGAGGAGCAGGATAGATGAGCTGAACAGTGAACTGGAGCAGAATGAGTCCCAGCTGAGAGAAGTTGATGCTGCACTGGAGAGTGCAGGTGATGATGCTGAGAAGTCTGCCAATGGTGGATGGACCGTCCTCAATGGAGTCATTGCAGATCTGGCTGCCAATGCGATACAGTCAGCCATCCAAAAGCTGCAGGACTTTGCCAAAGCGATTATGGACCTTGGTATTGATTTTTCCTCCAGTATGTCTAACGTCCAGGCTGTATCCGGTGCCAGCGCAGAAGAGATGGCACAGCTGGAGCAGAGGGCCAGGGAGCTTGGTGCTACAACAGTGTATTCTGCCAGTGATGTATCAGATGCGTTTGGCTACATGGCCATGGCCGGCTGGAAGACAGGAGATATGCTTTCCGGTGTCGAGGGTATACTGAACCTTGCAGCATCTTCCAATGAGGACCTGGCAACTACGTCCGATATAGTCACTGATGCACTCACAGCTTTTGGTATGGAAGCTGGTGATGCCGGAAGACTGGCAGATGTCATGGCAGCGGCATCCAGTAACGCTAACACCAATGTATCCATGCTGGGTGAGTCCTTCAAATACGTGGCACCTGTTGCCGGGGCCATGGGGTACTCTGCTGAAGATACAGCTGTTGCTCTTGGCCTGATGGCAAATGCCGGAATCAAAGCCTCCCAGGGTGGAACTGCACTTAGAACGATGCTGACCAACTTGGCCAAGCCGTCTGATGATGTGGCAATGGCCATGGACGAGCTGGGTATCAGTCTTACTGATGATGAGGGCAATATGAAGAGCCTTGGCCAGGTCATGGATGAACTGAGGGCAGGCTTTGGTGATCTGATGATTCCACAGGAGGAGTTCACACAGCGTATGGCTGATCTGGACAGTGCCTTTGAAAGTGGTGAGATGTCAGAAAGTGACTATAACGAAGCTGTTGAAAACCTTATTGAACTTGCATATGGAGCTGAAGGAGCAGAAAAGGCCAAGTATGCTGCTATGCTGTCAGGCAAGCAAGGTATGTCAGGACTGATGGCCATAGTCAATGCATCAGAAGAAGATTATGCCAAATTGACAGAAGCTATATATGGAAGCAGTGGTGCTGCAGAAGAGATGGCCGGTGTCATGAATGATAACCTTGGTGGTGACATCAAGGAATTGAATTCCGCATTGGAAGAATTGCAGCTGAAGATCTTTGACAGCATACAGGAGCCTATGAGGCAGATAGTTCAGTTTATCACAGGATCCGTGATTCCTGCTGCCACACAAGTCCTGCAGTTCATCCAGCAGCACTCCACAGCTATTGGTGTGCTGGCTGCTGTGATCGGAATCATAGTGACGGCTATGACATTGCAGAACGCAGTGCAGGCCATACAGGCGGCCATGAACGCTGCAGAGGCGGCATCACTTGGTGCTCTGATCGCTGCTAAGCTGGCATCTGCAGCAGCCTCCTGGGCGGCCCTGGCACCATACATCCTTATTGTGGCGGCTATTGCTGCAGTAATAGCAATCATAGTGCTGTGCGTTACACACTGGGATCAGATCAAGCAGAAGGTCACAGAGGTGGCTGAAACCGTCCGGACCACGGTTACAGATGCATGGAACAATCTGATGAGCAATCTGAGCAACATCATGACCAGCATCAGGACCACGATCAGCAATGTGTGGAATAACATCTACAGCCGGGTGAGTGCTGTGGTCAATAATGTAAGATCCACAGTGAGCAGTGTGTTTAACTCAGTCAGCTCCACGGTGAGCAGTGTGTGGGACACGATCAAAGAGAATATCATCAATCCCATAAAGGATGCATATGACAATGTTACACAGAAGATCAGTGACCTGAAGAGCAAGATTGAAGAGAAGATCAATGACATCAAGTCCAAGGTACAGGAGACATTTGACAGCATCCGGGAAAAGATGGAGCATCCCATTCAGACTGCTAAGGATACCATTGACGGTATCATTGGTACCATCAAAGGATGGTTCCCTCTGAGTATTGGCAGGGTGATCGATAACTTAAAATTGCCTCACTTTAGTATCAGTGGTGAGTTCAGTATCAATCCTCCGTCAGTGCCTCATATCAATGTTGACTGGTATGCTAAAGGTGCTGTTTTTGATGCGGCTACCATCATACCGACACTGTACGGTCTTAAGGGAGTAGGTGAGAAGGAGCCGGAGGCTGTGTCTCCGGTCAGCGTCCTGCAGGAATATGTTGGTGCAGCTGTGCAGAGGTTTGTGCCTCAGATCGATTATGATCTCCTTGGTCAGAAGGTTGCATCTGCATGTGCTAAGCTGGGCATTACCATTGAGATGGATAAGAGGCAGCTTGGAAGAGTAGTGAGGGAGGTGGTGTGATGACTCTGTACTATGAAGGATCAGATGGATCCAGAATAGATCTCATGAGTGACGGAATCTATGCACAGGATCCGGAGAAACTTACTGAGAATAAGTGGGAATACAGCACCATCTCCGGGGTTAACGGTCTTGGCCGTGTTAAGCGGTTTTATAAGGATACACAGGAAGCTACCTTGACTCTTGGAATCATGGCTGACAGCAAGGAAGAATTCAATGAGGCCATGTATCGACTTCACAGGATATTTGACAGGGACATTCGGAGGATGAGGCCCGGCAAGCTGTGGTGGAATGACTGGTGCAAGGAAGTGTTTGCCGTTGAAACCAGTCAGGACAGCTTTGAAGAGCTGTTTGAATCTGTTGATAAAGAGATCACATTTGTCTCAGTGTATCCATATTGGGTGAAGCGGATCACTTATCAGTACTCAAATGCAGCTAATGCATCCGGCGGCCTTGACTATGACTATGACCATGAGTTTGACTACGGACTTGAAGAAGTGGTGGAGGTAGTCAAGAATGACTGCATTGATGCAGCCAATTTTGAACTGAAGTTTTATGGTCCTGCAGAGAATCCCAGTGTGACTATTGGTGATCATGTGTATGGTGTCTTGGACACCCTGGATGCAGGTGAATACATCACTGTCAATTCACTGACCAAGAAGATCTACAAATATGACAGCTATGGTAATGCAGAAAATGTATTCCATCTGCGTGACAGAGACTCTTACATCTTTGAGAAGATCCCGGAAGGGATCACAACTATTGCAAGAAGTAAGGATCACATGCTGGACATCACCATCTTTGATGAGAGGGGGGAACCTGAGTGGATCTAATCTATGCAGATGAGACCAGGAAGGACATCGGCGTCCTTAACTCCTATGAGTTGGATATGGCCTATGGCAAGGATGAGAATGACTTCACCTGCAGCGTGGACAGGAATGACCACTGCTGCAGCGTGGGTTTTTTTATTTATGCGGAAGGTACTGAGTATGGTGGTATCGTGGACAGCATCAAAGTGGATACGGAAAGTGATGCCATTACTTATTCAGGAAGGACCTGGCATGGAGTCCTTGAATCAAAAGTGATCTGCCCGGATCCGGGTGAAGACTATCTGATCCTGTCCGGTGAGGCCAATGAGGTCCTGCAGATGATCTTTGATCATATCGGACTGTCCGGTCTTTTTATTGCATCCGATGCAGATACAGAGGTAGAGATCAGCAATTATCAGTTTGAAAGATACTGTGATGCTTACAGCGGCATCAAGAAGATGCTGAAGGACAATGGCATGAAGCTCCAGCTCAGCTGGGAGAATGGCATGGTGAAGGCATCGGCTGAACCGGTTTATGATTACAGTCAGGACGATGAGTTTGATACATCTCAGGTAGATTTTGTCATCGAGAAGAACTATAGACCGGTGAACCACATGATCTGTCTTGGCCAGGGGAACTTGAGAGACAGAGCAGTAATCCACATCTTTACTGATGAGAATGGAGGAGTCCAGCCTTATCTGGTGGATCCGGATGCAGATCCGGTGGAAGATGCGGATTACATTCTGGATACATCTCAGCAGGTCCTTTTCGACCAGGATGATGTAGTAGAGGTCTATGATGTGTCCAATGCTGAGATCACTACCAATTATGTGGCTCTGATTACTCATCCGGATGACTGGGAGGATAACTGTGAAGCGTATTTCACATATGAGCCTGCGGTTGTGGTGGAAGCCGGCATTGAGATAGATCTTGGTGGACAGTATAAAGAGGTCCAAAAGCTGGATGTAGGATATGAGCTGCTGAAGAAGCAGCCGTATGACTGGACTGAGAATTATGACCAGTACTACACCTATGATGAGGTCCAGGGATATAAGCCGGTTGTAGGAGTACTGGGATACAGTGTGCTGACCGCTAAACCGGGAAACTGGGCCACAGCGTACAGCAGCTACTTCCGGAAGAACGGATCTAATTACATGCCTGTTACAGGTGTGACCACCACTAAGTACGTGAAGCAGAAGAAACAGCCTGCAGACTGGAAGAAGAACTACAACCAGTATTACTACTATACCAGCGATGGAGTGACAGCTGAGTATCGAAATACCGAGGGAGTATCTTATAACACCTATCCTCTGCAGAC